AAGGCTTGGGGTGCATCAAGCAAAGCCGATGCACGAGCAAAAGCCAAAGCCATTAGCGCAAGAAATAAGGGTAAGTAAATGGACGTTGAAATGAATCTTGCCACCGGCGTTAAGTCCGGTGAACCTATGGACGAAACAGAGATTCAGGCTATTGTTGCGGCTGAACTTGTTGATGCCACCAATTTCATTGACTTAGAGATTGGCAACCTTCGCGCCCGCGCCACGGAATACTATTTTGGCGATCCATTTGGCGATGAAGAAGAGGGACGCAGCCAGGTTGTTTCGATGGACGTGCGCGATACTGTGCAGGCCATTTTGCCAAGCCTGATGCGCATTTTCTTCTCATCAGAGAACGTTGTTCAGTATGTACCGCGCAGCATGGAAGATGCGCCTATGGCAGAGCAGGCCACGGATTATGTGCGCTATATCCTGAACGAAGACAACAATGGCTTTGTGCTGTTTCACTCCATATTCAAAGACGCTTTGGTGCGCAAGACGGGCGTTTGCAAGTGGTGGGTTGACGAGCACATTGAAGTCAAAAACGAAAATTACACTGGTCTTGATGACACGCAACTGTCACTGATTCTTGGTCAGGAAGGCGTTGAGATGGTGGACTTAATGTCCACCGAAGACCCGTCAGCGCCGCCACCGGTGATTGATCCGCTAACCGGCCAGCAACTAACGCCAACGATCATGATCCATGACGTGACCGTTAGCCGAAAGATCATCACCAAACGTTTCCGCGTCGAAAGCCTGGCGCCTGAAGAGTTCATTGTTGATCGTAGAGCGCGAACGCTTGAAGACGCAGACATTGTGGCGCACAGAAAGCTTGCCACCGTGTCTGAGTTGGTCGCCATGGGTTATGACCAAGAATTGGTTGAGTCCAACACGGGCGAAGACGAACTCGACACGAACATTGAGCGCATTGCGCGTAATCCTGCGCAAATGATGTTTGGCGAGTCCGCCAACAATCCAGCGCAACGCCGCGTGCTTTACACCGAATCGTATATCCGCATGGATATGGACGGTGATGGTGTGGCGGAACTGCGCAAGATTTGCACCATGGGACCGTCCTACAAGATCGTTGCCAACGATCCAGCGGATGATGTTCCCTTTGCTTATTTCTGTCCTGATCCTGAACCGCACACACTTTTTGGCATGTCCACGGCAGATGTAACCATGGACATTCAGCGCATCAAGTCGGTGATCCTGCGCAATATGCTTGACTCATTGGCGCAATCCATTCATCCGCGCACAGGCGTGGTCGAAGGCCAGGTCAATCTTGATGATGTGCTGAATAACGAAAACGGCGCCATCATCAGAATGCGTGCGCCTGGTATGGTGCAGCCGTTCACCACACCATTTGTTGGCGGGCAAGCCTTTCCGATGATGGAGTACATGGATCAGGTGAAAGAGGCCCGCACCGGCATGTCCAAAGCCTCAATGGGTCTTAACGCTGATGCACTGCAATCCACCACTAAGTTGGCGGTACAGGCTACGGTACAGGCCGCGCAGCAGCACATTGAGTTGATCGCTCGCGTGTTCAGCGAAATCGGTATGAAGCGGTTATTCAAAGGCTTACTGCGCCTGATTACGCGCCATCAGGACAAGCCACGCGTTATCCGTTTGCGTAACCAGTGGGTGCAAATTGACCCGCGTGGTTGGGATGCCTCGATGGACGTTAGCGTCAACGTTGGCTTAGGCACTGGCGGTATTGACGAGAAGATTCAATTCTTGCAGGCCATTGCCGGTAAGCAAGAGCAGTTGCTTCAAACGCTTGGCACCAACAATCCCATTGTGACGGTTGGTCAGTACGCCAACACGTTATCAAAGCTTGTGGAAATGGCCGGTTACAAGGACTCGACGCAATTCTTCAATCAATTGCCGATGGACTTTTCACCGCCACCGGCGCAGCCACAACCTGATCCAACGCAGGCTTTGGCGCAAGTTCAGATTCAATCGATTCAGGCTGATATTCAAAAGAAAGCCGCCGAACTTGCATTGGAGCGCGAGAAGATGATTCGCGCAGATGATCGTGAGCGTGATCGCATTGCGCAAGATGGCATCCTGAAACGTCAGGAAATGGAGTTAAAGTATCAAGTTGACTTAGCGGCAACGCAGGCAGAGATTGATGCCAGAGTTGCGATGGACCGTGAACGATTGCAGATGCAGGCGATTAACCAGGCACAACAAGCCGTTACAGCGGCACAACCCATGCAATGACACCTGACGAAAAAGTAAGACGAGCACAGGAAGCCGAACGAATCATTAACTCCACGCTTTACCAAGAGGCGTGGCAACGAATTAGAGAATCGTTGTTTGAAGAGTGGACCGCTTCGCAGGATGCCAAGCACCGCGAAATGATCTTTCATGACTTCAAAGCCATGGATCGCCTTCAAACCTATTTTGGAAGCGTGATAACTGACGGTACGTTGACCCGCATGGCGGCTGATCGCCAACGGAAACTGACCAAATCTTGATGGAGCGCAATAAATGAGTGACAATGTAGCAACCGTTGAAAGCGATAGCACAGCGGGCATGACGGTGGCGCAAGCCGCCAAAGCCTTTGAGTCGATGTTTGCCGAACCCGGAGAACAAACAGAAGCCCAGGCGCAAACGGACGAGGTGCAAGCCGAATCCGATGATGTTGGCGATGCAGAGACAGGCGCGGAAGAGCAAGGCGAAGTGTCCGAAGACGTTGAAGCATCGAGCGAATCAGACGAAGACGCTCAAGAACCAGAGCAATCCAGCGAGCCACCAAAGTTCACCGTCAAGATTGATGGCAAGGAACAAGAGGTTGAACTTAATGAGTTGATCAACGGTTACCAGCGAACGGCTGATTACACGCGCAAAACGCAAGCATTGGCTGAACAGCGCAAGGCCGCTGAAGCCGAGCTGAACGCGGTGCGCGAAGAGCGGCAGACTTACGCTCAATTGCTTACGGCGTTGCAACAGCAACTCCAACAGCAACAGGAAAACCCGGTCGATATGGAGAGTCTATACAGAGACGATCCGATTGAGTGGGTGCGGCAAACCGAGTTGCAACGTCAGCGCAACGAGAAATTGGCGGCATCGCAAGCCGAACTCCAGCGTTTGAACCAGTTGCAGCAAGCTGAATCGCAACGAGCCATGAAAGCCAGGCTTGAGCAAGAGGCGCAACTTCTTGTGGAGGCCATTCCAGAATGGAAAAACGCTGACACGGCAAAGGCTGAAAAGGCCGCGTTGATTGAATTTGGATTGAAGGAAGGTTTTCAGGAAGACGATTTGAAGGGCGTGGCTGATCACCGCGTTGTCAAATTACTTCGTAAAGCAATGCTATACGACAAAATCGCGGCAAAACAGGCAACGATTAAGCCTAAACCGCCCGTTGTACAGCAAGCCAAAACCATTACGCCTGGTAATCCAAAAGCCGCCAAAGTTTCCACGAGTGAGTTAGTCCGCGCCAAACAGCGCCTTGCAAAAACCGGCAACGTTCGTGACGCTGCCAAATTGTTTGAACATCTCATCTAAAGGAAACCCAAATGACTATCGCAACAAACACCTTCCTCACTTACTCTGCAAAGGGTATCCGTGAGGATTTGAGCAATCAGATTTACAACATCAGCCCGGAAACCACACCGTTCATGAACAACATTGGACGTGGCACAGCAAACAACACGCTGTTCCAGTGGCAGACCGATTCGTTGGCGGACAACACCACCGCGAACGCGCAACTGCAAGGTGATGACATCACTTCGTATGATGCTGTAACGGCAACCGTTCAACTAACCAATTACACCCAAATCTCCCGCAAAACGGTTGTGATCTCCGGTACGGTTGAAGCAGTCAACAAAGCAGGCCGCAAGTCGGAATTGGCCTATCAGTTGGCAAAGCGTGCGGCTGAACTGAAGCGCGACATGGAAACCATCATGCTGGCGAACCAGGCCGCAACCGCTGGTGACTCAACAACGGCTCAGAAAACCGGATCGTTGCTTGCGTTCATCAAGACCAACACCGACAAGGGTACGAACGGTGCTGATCCTTCTTACACCACGCTGCCTAACGATGACCGCAGCGATGGCGTAACTCGCGCATTCACTGAAACCATTCTCAAGAGTGTGCTTCAGAAAGTGTGGGAGCAGGGCGGCGATCCTTCGATTGTGATGACCGGTGCCAAAAACAAGCAAGTTGTTTCTGGCTTCAACGGCATCGCAACGCGCTATCGTGATGTGCCTGCTGGCAAGCAAGCGCAGATCATTGGCGCGGCTGATGTGTATGTTGGTGACTTTGGACAGGTCAACATTGTTCCTAACCGTTTCCAGCGTGATCGTGACGCGTTTGTTTTGTCACCTGATTACGCTGGCGTGCATTTCCTTCGTCCGTTCCAGCAAGTCGAGCTTGCAACAACGGGTGATGCTGAAAAGCGCTTGCTCCTCGCTGAATATGGCCTTGCCATTTACAACGAGAAGGCGCACGGTTTGGCGGCTGACCTTTCGACCTAACTAGCAACAAGGAACGGGGGCGGAAACGCTCCCGTTTTTACATGGAATCAAAACTTTTCGAGCATGATCCACTTCTTGGCCTAACGCGCATTTGGCATTACGACGAGGCCACAGACACAGCGGTGATTGAAACGATTCAAGATGCAACGCCCATTGTTGAAACCAACAAGGCAGAGTTCGCCGCCATCGACGAACGCGCCAGGTGGGACGGTGAAGGTCTTGGTTTACGAGTTGCATCCATCCCCATGAACATTTACATGGACTTGGTGAGCAAGGGCATCACGCGCACAGAAAAAGATTTTAAGAAGTGGCTTAATGATCCCGATAACCGATTTTTCAGGACTCGACCAGGAAGGGTGTGATGGAAACCAAACGATTGATTAGTGTATGCGTCCCTGCGAGGGACGAAGTGCATTCAGACTTTGCATTTGATCTTGTGAACGCTGTGGCGTTTCACGTTGCGCATCATCCGCATGACGTGGTGAATGTGAACATCAGCAAGGGAACATTGCTTGTAAGCCAGCGTTCAGAATTGGTGATGACCGCCATGGAAAACAACGCTGACGTGGTGCTGTTTATTGATAGCGATATGCGCTTTCCGCAGGACACCATCAAGCAATTGCTTGACCGTGACTTGTTAGTGGTTGCCGCCAACTGCCCGCGCAGGCGAATGCCAGTGGGGCCAACGGCTGCGAACTATGATCCAGAAACGCAGCGCAAGGTTCCTGTATATACAGGTGAGCACGACACGGGCGTTGAGCAAGTTGACGCGGTTGGAACTGGCGTCATGATGATTGACACGAACGTGTTTCGCGCTATTGAGATGCCTTGGTTTGCTACGCCATGGGATGTGGCGGCTAAAGGCTACATGGGCGAAGACATCTATTTTTGCAAGTTATTGCGCGACAATGAGATTCCGTTGTATATTGATCATGACCTGTCCAAGCACATTGGACACATTGGAACCTGGGAATACAAGCATGAGCACACCTGGGCAATCCGTCCGCAAGAGGATGCTTATCGAGCATCTGTCGGTCTTAAAACCGAACTTCGCAAAAAGGACGCTGCCTAATCATGGCGCTTGGCACTTATTCGGAACTTAAAACGTCGATTGCCGATTGGCTGAACCGGTCTGACTTAACGTCTGCCATTGCCGATTTCATCACGTTGGCGGAAGCCGAGTTCAATCGAACCGTACGCGTGCGCCAAATGATCGTCCGGGCCAATGCCACGCTTGATAGCGAATACACGCAACTTCCATCCGATTTTCTGCAAATGGAAAATCTTGTTTTGCTCACGACAACGCCAACGAAATTGGAGTTTTTGAGCGACGAACAAAGCGATGACTTTTATACGCGTTACTTTTCGGCGGCTGGCACACCGCGCTACTACACGATTGTTGGTGATACGTTCAAAGTTGTGCCAACTCCGGGAACGGATACAACGCAAGTTCAGATGACCTATTACGGCAAGATTGCCGCGTTGTCTGACAGCAATACAACCAACTGGTTGCTGACCAAACATCCTGACCTTTACTTATATGGCGCACTGCTGCAATCGGCGCCTTATCTGCAAGATGACTCGCGCATTCCCGTTTGGAATGCCGCTTACGAACGTGGCATTGAGGCCATGAAACTTGAGCAAGAACGCGCCAATTACAGCGGAACAACGCCACGCGTTCGCGCCAAACCAATGGGGTGATCCATGGCTAATTCATTTTCCGACTATCTCGAAAACAAAGTGCTCGACCATGTATTTGGCGGATCAGTCTATTCGGCGCCTGCCACCATTTATGTGGGCCTGTTTACCGCTGACCCTGGCGAGTCAGGCTCAAGCAACGAAGTGTCTGGCAATGGATACCTTCGCCAATCCATGGCGTTTACGGTATCGGGATCAGCCGCAACCAACACATCAGCCGTTGAGTTTCCAACCGCCACGGGTTCGTGGGGAACGGTAACGCATACCGCACTTTATGACGCATCAACATCAGGCAATATGCTTGCCGTTGGGCAATTGAGCGCATCCAAATCAATCGGCACCAATGACGTGTTCCGATTCAATGCCGGTGATTTCGACATCACCCTTGACTGATGTACGGGTACGGCGCTGGCGTCTATGGCAAGAACATTTATGGGCTAACGGCCTATAAAGATGCCGCCGTAGCGATTGCCGCGCAAAGCGCGGTTGCAGCAGTAGGCAAAAGAGTTTTTTCAAGCAGTGTTGCTGTATCGGCAGCATCAACGGTTAGTCCAGCAGGCCAGCGCATTGGACTTGGCGTTGTAGCGGTTAACGCAACATCAAGCGTTAGTCCAACAGGACAACGGATTGCGCTTGGCACGGTAACAATCAGCGCAACGTCAAGCGTTAGTCCAACAGCGTCAAAAGTTGTTTTCGGAAGTGTTGCAATCGCCGGTGCGTCAGCGGTTGTGGCAGCGGGTAGTGAAGTTCACGAAGGCGCCGTAGCCATTGACGCATTGGCGGCGATTGCAGCAAGTGCCAACAGAATTGCGGCTGCAAGCGTTACGATAACGGCTCAAAGCCTGGTTGAAGCATCAGGCGGCGTGCGTCAGTTGGCGGCAGCGGCAATCGCGGCAACGTCAAGCGTTAGCGCCACGGGCATTGAGAAGTGGGAGCCGGTGCCAGACCCAACGAATAGTTGGTCAACGATTGTGGTTGGACCGGCAACGTGGGATGAGCAATCGGACCCAACTGATACATGGGTTGCGCAAACCGTTGTGGCGCAATCCTGGTCAACGCAAACAACACCAAGCAAATCTTGGACACCGCAAGTGTCCCCCTACTGAGGTGAAACAT